TATTATGATGTCATTACCTGAAGAAGACCAAGCAGAAATACGTAACTATATACGACGACAAGACGAAGCAAACAAAGAAGCTGCTGCAGAACAAGTGTCTGCCCCTATGCGTAACATGGTGATGTAGGCACTACAGACGCTCAAGCACCCACCTCAAACCCATGATCTCTCCTCGTATCTCGTTGTTACGGGCTGCGGGGATAGACTTGGTTAACTTGTTTTCAAGTACTTTGATGCGTACTTCGATGTCACGTTTGATGTTCATGTATGTACCTTAAGTAAAAAAGGGGGACCGAAGTCCCCTTAAGTTTACAACTCGCAGTTATTACCCGTACAGGCTAACTGCTGTGACCCCTCTGTCATATCAGAGTTCTCAGAGATGTTCCAGTCAATCGTCTCTGGGAATTCCTCCTTCAGCTTCTCGTAGGTTTCCATGTCAATGGGTTCATAAGGAGCTTGTTGGTACGTATGTTCGGAATAGGGCAGGAAACTAATGCCACTAATTTTGTCGAACTTGTTGTACAACCACTGTCCTACCTCTAGGAATTCATTATCACGGTAGTAGCATGTCATGGACGGCTTATGCTCACACCAGTAGTCCTGATAAATCTCCCAAAGTTCTAACTGCTCCATAGCACCCATCTCAGAGGCCACTACAGCCCCGTCAGGGGACTTTATGGGAAAGGAGAATACCTTGGTAGTGGGTGACATGACGTCGTCCTCTACAGGCACTCCTGCGGCTTCTAAGACCTGACACAGAGGGTCTCTTGAGTCTGCTCTTACTCGTCTAATGTACTGATCTGAGTATCTAGGATGGATACCAGAAGCAGAATCAACAAGCTGAGACACAGTGCCGGAAGGCTTAACAGCAGTAATAGCGGTAGAAACATTAATACCAAGGCGTTTCGCCCATTCTGCATTAGCTTTAATCGCTTCTTCTTTGAGTTCAGTAAGCCAAGTCTTGAGTACACCTTTGTCTCTCCTTCCTGATAGAGTTGGATGATCCATGATACCCGTCAACGACACACCAAGTAGTGCTTCTTCTTCGGTGTTGTTCTTCCACACCTTACGTAGGTAACGAAAGTCAGTCAAGGTAGCCTGAAGAGTCCCAAGGATAGCCGCAACACGTACTTTTCGTTTGAGGTCTGACAACGTATCGGTTGACCGGACAACAACTTCCGATAGATTACAGAACTGGTAAGGTCGGAGGATGATTTCGCTACATGGATTAGTTCCAAAATCATAGGTAGCATCTCGTCGCTCGTTCTTTGCAGCTTGCTTTTGACTTGCGACTCTAGAGAACATACCTCGTTCTCCGGAGCGGGACTCGTATAAACTTTTCCACTCATTAAGGAATGCCTCAAAGTCTGGCTTCTCTGTATAACATGCGCTGTTGTTGGCTAAACCACGTTGTGGATTATCTTGCCACCACTGTCCTGATTTGCACCGTCTAAGTCTATCGTCGGTAAGATTAGACAAACTGATGAGAGCGCTTCGCCTAACCCCGCCGACGACAACGATTTGTGCAATCTTACAGCAGAGATCATGACATTCGATTGAGGAGAGCTTACGTCCATGAGCTTCCCGAAAGACGTCAACGGTGAAGTTAAACAAATCGACAAGAGGTTCCGGACCAGATGCTCTACCGCCGAAGGTCTTAAGGGCTGCCCCTGCAGGTCGTACTCCAGATACGTCCCACTTTGGAAGTTGACCCGAATAGAGCAGGCTGATAAGTTCTCTGTAAGCCTTGGCCCAACCAATTTTGCTGTCAGCGACGTGTATAATTGTATCTGTGGCATGAAAGTCCTCCGCTACTTCTGGTAGCTTGCTGATGTACTGACGTTCGACACTGAAGCCTACGCCTGTACCGCACATCAGGACGTACATCATTTCGTCAAACGCCTTAGGATGGTCTATAGGTAAGTAACTACAGTTAAAACCTGCTACGTTGTCACGGTCCAGTGCTTCTCCTGCAGTCATAAGTGCTCGCATAGAAGGCATTACACCCATGTCGTGGATGTCTGAAAAGATACCGTTAGCGTCTTCCAGAGTAAGTTTACCTTTTTCTATCCAGAAGTTTAAGTACCTGTCGATTGTTTCTTCCCAAGTCTCCCGACGTTGTTCCTCTGGCAGGTAACGAGCGTACCGTGACTTGTGTATGTACTGTTGATATGCGTCCATTAATCTTCCTTTACTTGTTAATTTCTTTAATAAGCCTGTCGATGTACCAGCGGCACTTACGTAAGTCCTCCACTGGTTTCCCTTTGTAGTCATAGCGCCAGAGGTACTTCAATGCGTTACCCTTTAGATAACCGTTGAATTCTTGGTTAGGCATGGACGCTTTAATTGCTTCGATGGCTTCGATTGATCCTTTGTTGTAGTGGTCGGGCTGGTCGACTGGGTCTACCTTCTTAGGCTTTCTAATAGATAGATTGTTCAGTGCAGCAACAGTGTCCCACTCTTCCGGAGTCGCATCATCAATACTCATTTTCTTCATCCTCTAGCTCCTCTTCAAACACGTCTAGTCTGTTAATTAACTTGTCTTCAAACCTGTCCAGTATCTCTTCTGAGGTTATCTGTAGGGCCTCCAGTAGGTCGTCTGGGTCAAAAGTTTTCAAGAGGCGTTCCTTAATTTCCTCTAGCGTTAGTGACATA